TCACCCGGCGATATTGTGGGGCCTGTCTCTTCAACCGATAACGCAATAACTCGTTTTGACGGTACAACGGGCAAATTACTACAAAACTCATCAGTAACCATATCGGATGCGGGTGCTGTCGTCGCGCCGCAAGCAGGTTCAGTTATTCCGTTTTATTTTGATAATCAAGCGGCATTTCCGTCTGCCAACACTTATCACGGTGCAGTCGCCCACTCACACGCAGATGGGGCGATGTACTTTGCACACGGCGGCGTTTGGACGAGATTATTACAAGATGGCGGTGCGCTTGGTACTCCCTCTTCGGGAACGGTCACAAATCTGACGGGCACGGCTTCCATCAACATCAACGGCACGGTTGGAGCCACAACGGCAAATACTGGAAGTTTCACAACGCTCACGACCTCATCGACTGTCACGCTCAACGGCGGCACCGCCAACGGTGTGGCCTTCCTGAACGGCTCGAAAGTCCTGACCAGCGGGTCAGTTCTCACATTTGATGGCGCACAACTTGGGGTCAACGGCATCACCGTAGGCCGTGGCGCAGGTGCTGTGTCCACCAACACTGCGGTGGGTGCGAGTGCGCTGTCTACTAACTCTACCGGGGCTTTCAACAGCGCCTTCGGCGTGAGTGCGTTAGCCGCAAATACAACCAACAGCAATACAGCCTTTGGCTACCTCGCTGCTGCCTCAACTACAACAGGCACTGGTGTAGTCGCTGTTGGTCGATTAGCACTTAACTCAAACACTACTGGCAACTATCACACCGCCGTAGGTGAGGCTGCACTTTACAGCAACACAACTGGTACTCAGAATACGGCGGTTGGCGACACTTCTCTGTACTCCAACACCACCGGAAACTACAACACTGCTGTGGGGATGTATTCCCTCCAAGCCAACACCACCGCCTCTAACAACACTGCTGTTGGATATCAGGCAGCTAATTCGTTTATTGGAAACGCATTTGGTGACCCAATAACTGCTTTTGGTTATCAAGCCTTAAAGAATTCAACAACTGGTAGATATAACTCTGCATTTGGTGCGTATGCAGGTATTGCTACTACAACAGGTGACTACAACACTGCAATTGGCTCTAACGCACTTGCTTCAAACACCACCGCCTCTTACAACACCGCAGTAGGGTATCAGGCGGGGTATGCCAACACAACAGGCGCCATTAACACGGCGGTTGGTGCTTTGGCACTTAGTACTAATACCACTGGCGGCAACAACACCGCAGTTGGAGTTCAGGCGCTTGGTTCTGCTACCACCGCATCTAGCAATACTGCGGTTGGATACTTAGCGCTCTACCAAACCACGACCGGATACTACAATGTATCTGTCGGCAGAGAATCAAGCAGGTACAATACAACGGGTGTTGAAAACACGGCAGTTGGTGATTTTGCTTTGTTAAACAACACCACAGCAAATCAAAACACGGCTGTGGGCTATCAGTCGCTTTATGCAAACACGACTGGCACAGCCAACACCGCTGTTGGTCGTCAAGCCATGTATAGCAACACGACTGGAATTGAAAACACATTTGTAGGGTACCACGCCGGAAAGTCAAATACCACCGGCAGAAGGAACACATTTATTGGCGTTGGAGCAGGTGACGGTGGTTACGGTGCCGGAGCATTTACCACCGGGGAATCCAACATCAGTATTGGATACACAACAGGCGCATCGTCAGGGGCGAGAAATGCCAGCATCGTTATTGGAACTCCTTACGCAGTTGTTGATAAAGGCGAAAACACCGGCTTCATCAACCCCAACGGCGGTGGCGTCTACCAAGGCAACAACTCATCAACTTGGTCTACGACTTCAGACTTCAGACTGAAGAAGAATATCGTTGACAACAACGAAGGTCTTGAGAAGATCGCCGCGATCCGGGTGCGGAACTTTGAATACCGCACAGCCGAAGAAGTTACAGAACTGCCTGCCCACGCCGTCATCAAGAAGGAAGGTGTTCAACTGGGCGTAATCGCTCAGGAACTCCAACAAGTCTGCCCTGACTGCGTGAAGGAAGAATCCACGGGTGTTCTGTCGGTGGACTCGGACAATGTGTTTTGGCACATGGTCAATGCGATCAAGCAACTCAAGGCAGAGGTGGACAGCCTCAAAGCCCAAATCAACCAAGGAGCCTAAAAATGGACGATCTGACCCCTGAGCAAATCCAAAAGCACTTCGATGCCGCTATGGACTCGGTGAACCTGCTCAACGCAGGCAAGCAGCAAGGCATGGACGACATGGCATGGGCCGATTGCGTCAAGCGCAATGTGGATCACCTCAAGATCATGGCCGCTAAGGACTTTTGGCAAGGCCAGAATGTTGCAGCACTGACCGCAGCCATCGCAGCGCACGAGTAAGAATATGAACGACACCAAGATTGAACTGACCCTGCCGCTTGTTAACGGCATCTTGCAATACCTCGGCACCCGCCCATTTCAAGAGGTACACCAGATCATCGCCGCCATTCAGGAGCAAGCAACGCCTCAGTTGCCCATGCCTGAGATCAAAACGGAAGCACAGGTTCAGTAGTGTTTGAACTGCTTGGCGGCGGCATCTTTGGCTCCCTGATTGGGGGCATCTTCCGTCTTGCCCCGGAGGTCTTGAAGTTCTTTGACAAGGCCAACGAGCGCAAGCATGAACTGGCGATGTTCACGCTACAGACCGATCTGGAGAAGCTGCGCGGCCAGTTCAAGATGGAAGAGAAGTATGTGGACTACTCCGTCCAACAGCTTGACACCATCAAGGAAGCCTTCAAGGAGCAGTCTCAGACCGCCAAGGAGGCCGGTTGGTTTGTCTCAGCCATCTCTGCCCTTGTCCGACCGGGCATCACCTGGGCGCTGTTCTTCATGTATGCGTCCGTCAAGGCGGCAGCTATTTACATGGCCTTCCAAACGGATGGTCACTGGAGCGAGATCATGCTCAGGGTCTGGAACGAAAACGACTTTGCCATGTTTAACATGTGCTTGACATTTTGGTTTGTAGGGCGCAGTCTTGAGCGTTATAACGCAGGTGTTGGCAAGTGACCACGGAAGCCATCAAGCTGGCGGGGGACTTGTTGGTCAAGCCCTTTGAGGGTTACGCCAAACGCCTGCCTAATGGCGACTGCACTGCCTATCCAGACCCGGGGACAAATGGCGATCCTTGGACGATTGGTTGGGGCTGCACCGGCCCCGGCATTCAGCCCGGTACGGTTTGGACGGTAGAAACTGCTCAGGCAGAACTGGACAAACACCTGCTGTACTTCTGTGCGGGTGTTTTAAAGCTGTCGCCACAACTGTTTAAAGAGCCTGCCAGAAGGCTTGCCGCCATCATCAGTTTCGCGTATAACTGCGGGCTGAGAAACTACCGCATTTCCACGCTGAAAAAGCGGGTAGACGCCCAGGACTGGGCGGGTGCGTGCGAAGAAATCGTCAAGTGGAACAAGGCTGCGGGCCGTGTACTGAGGGGGCTAACCCGCAGGCGCGAAGCCGAGGCAGTACTACTGAGGTGAATCGTGCCGCTGCAAAAAGTCTTGTACAAGCCCGGGGTCAACCGCGAGAACACGCGCTACACCACTGAAGGCGGGTGGTATGAAGTCAATAAAGTTCGCTTCCGTCAGGGCAATCCTGAAAGTATTGGGGGCTGGACTCCCGCATCACTCAACACTTTTCTGGGTGTGTGCCGTTCCTTATGGAACTGGGTGACGCTGGGCAACGAAAATCTTGTAGGCTTGGGCACTAACCTTAAGTTTTACATTGAAAAAGGTGGAGTGTTTAATGACATCACGCCCATTCGCTCTACTGTAACGCTGGGTGCAAACCCCTTCACCGGCAACGGCACCACAACGGTGACCGTAACAGCAGCATCTCACGGTGCGATTACCGATGACTTTGTAACCTTCAGCGGAGTTACCGGAGCTTACGCGGGTGTGCTGAACGGCGAATTTCAAATTACCGTCCTGACAACCAACACATTTACCATTACCACCTCATCGGCTGTAGCCGCAGGCGCAACAGGAGGTTCTGCTGTTGTAGCCGCATACCAGATCAATACTGGCCCATCGTTTGCTGTTCCTTTGACCGGATGGGGAGCCGGTGCTTGGGGGATAGGGGCTTGGGGAATTACCGTATCTACCACGCAGTACACCATCCGCTTGTGGAGTCAGAGCAACTACGGCGAAGATTTGGTTTTTGGCCCCCGTGGTGGTGGTCTGTATTACTGGGAAGCCACCACTGGAGTTTCTATTCGTGGTGTTTTGCTTAATTCACTTGGTGGTACTGTAACTTTTACTGTAGCTTCGCCCACGCTCGTTACATTCACGACCGTCCTGACAGAAGGCACGGCAGTGCAATTTTCAGTATCTTCAGGCGGCGCACTGCCGACTGGAATTAGTGCGGCAACTACTTACTACTTGTTCAATGTGGCAGGACTGACGGCCAATCTGCTTGATTCTGCCGGAGCGCTTGTTAATGTTTC